CATCCGAACTAACGCCACCAGGTTCTTTAGTCTCGGCGATCCGCTTCGTGCAGCGTTCCAAAGCGTCATGCGTCCAGGTCGAGGCGTCAGCCATTGGGAATTCGCCCACGACGGACGTGACGAAGCGCGTGAAGCCCTCGGCCAGTTCCTTTTTATTCTTCTGATCGGGGGCGAATTTCGCCTGCCAGACCTTCTTGAGCTGGTTGAGCTCGGCGGGCTTTACTTCCGGCTCCTCGCCCTTGGGGAGCGCCCAGGCCGGCAGACCTGGCGCCTTCCAGTAGTATTCGATGCCATCCTTGGTTTTCGCCTTGTTCCAAACGCGGGATCCCTTCTGATTCTCTTCGCTCGTCTCGGCGAAAGTCTCGTCCAGGTAATACAAATAGCGGCCAATTCCCCATTGGGCCCCGGCCCGCTTCATCGCGCCCGAGAATCCGCCCTTTGCCGGCTCAACTGCAGTTGGCTCGGAAACGTCCCATTTCGTGACCCATTCGCCTTCAATCTTGATCGAGATGCCGCCAGCGAAAGCGCCGGACTTCCCCACCTCGATCATGCGGGGTTCCTCATTCCGCCAGTTCTCCGGGCCGCAGACCTCATCGAGCCGCTTCATAATCGCCCTGGCCGTGATATAAGCCACGACCAGGCAGTAGATTCCCTTCCCTCCTCGGCCGGCGTGGGAGACTCGCCATTCGATATCCTCATCGGGGAAGGGGTCAGCTAGTTTTGATAGGTTCACGGTTGATCTCCTCAATTGTGGCGAGTGCTTCGGTAATCTCATCCCGCAGCGTCTTATCATTGAGGACAGGAAAACATCAGTACGCACAACTATAGACGGTTGCCGCAGATCGCGTCAACAGGATTATTTGCGGAATTGCCCTAAGTCCAGACAGGACAAGGAGAAGAAAATTTATTCGGCCTGCGGTTTTGCTCGCTTCGCAGCCCTGGCCGCGGTTAGTCTGCGGCCCATTTCGGCCCTGGCTTCGGGCGACATATCGCGGGCCGCGCGGGCTCGCGCCATTGTCTCGCGGCGGTCCTCGGCTGACTTGTTCTTCCAGCGTAATCGGGCCAGATCGGCAGCGGCTTTAGATGGCATGAGGCTATTGTAGTGCGGTTCACCAGGAGTGCAAGCCATTTCGCCCTACTATTGAGATTACACCCCGCTTCGCCCTATAATCCCCCAAACAGACGCTCCCAGGATCGCTCAGGAACGCTTCCGACGAGCCAACTCGACCCCAGACACCTGCCGTTTCAAACCCCCAGTCTCAACAAGCGGATCCCAGTTCAATGCCCGAAACTCCCCCAGGCGAACCCACTTCCAGCCCAACGCCCAGCCCGGAGGAGCTCGACCGGGCCGCTTCCGCTTCCAACGCACCCACAAGCCATAAGAACACACACAGCTCGACGCAGGACGCAGCCAAGCCGATCGTCGAGCCAGAACCCAAGACTGAGGTGGGGAGCGTTCCTGCGGCGTCTCCGGCCCCCGTGAGCGTGCTCGTGGTCAACCGCGGTGCAGATGGCCGATGGGGGTCAACTGGCGGGCGGCGGACTGAAGAACCCGCCAATAGGACAATGTCCTACTCTACTCCGAAGGTGGACATTCCTAAACCTAATGCGGAAGCGGAGTTAGAGCGAAAGGCTGGAATTCGCGGCCTTGACGCCATTCCTAAGGGTTGGCCGCAGCTTCCAAGCAGCGTAAGTCTAGGCCAGGAAATAGCTTGGGTGCAGTCGGAACGGCTGTTGATCGTGAAAGAGCAGCCAAGCGGCGGAATCAAGGTTGACCTGAGCAAGGCCCGCAGCCCTGCGCCGAGCATGAGCGCCTTGAGCTGGCTTGAGACGTCGATTCGCAGCTACGCCAAGTTCGTGGAAGTAGCAGCGAAGCAGGCTTCGAGCGGGCAGGATGAAGCTGAATTCGTGAGGCGCGAGCGGATGGCGATAGGGGAGATTCGGGCGCTGCTGGAAGAGATGAAGGACGCTGGGAAGGTTGACAAAGGGGGTTAGTGGTGTACCATAACCGCATGGCTCGCCCTCCCCTCACAGATCGTACACAGGTTCGCTCCTCCTCCATCAAGGTAAGGATGAGTACGAACCAGCGCGAGAAGTGGGCCAAGGCTGCTGCTTCCAATGGCCTCACACTGTCTCGATGGGCGAGGATGGCCCTGGATCGAGCAGCCCGGACAGCGATTTGATCCAGACCCCCGGCCGGCGACGGGGACCCACGCGGATTGTCCCTTCCCCACGAAACTCCATTTTCAGTGTTAAGATGGGCAAAGTCCTACTCAAGCTGGTGGATGCGTCTGGCCCTGTGACTTTGGCTCTTGGGAAGCGGATTGTGGACGTGTGCATTGATGGCCAGTCGGAAGTGGCGGTTGGGACGATCACTTGGAGCGAGTTTGCCGGCCGGTACACGTTCCGCGGTGAAGCCTGTTTCAGTGCGGATGAACTGGCTTGGATCGCGGCGGCGATATACGAGATGGAGTCGAAGTAAGATGGGCAAAGCAACCCCAGTCCGGATGCCAGGTCTTACCATTCATGCGAGGAGTAGATTTGAGGAACGATTCCCGATGTTGTCTGCGGACTCAGAATTGGCGTTGAGCGTACTTTGGCGGAAGCTGCGGAATGGGGAGAAGTATTTGAGGTCCCCGTGTGGGGCTGTGTTTGTTCAGGACGGTCTCGCCATTTCTACAACGCTGACGATGGAACAGGCGATGGGAACACTTTCACGTCAGCAGAACGTAGTGAGGTAACGATGGATACCGCGTCTCAAGGCTTGGTTCCTCGGTCACCCGCGTCACCGGTGGTTTACCGGAACGGCTGCAATGAACCGTGCGACATGTTGAAAGGCCCGTGTGCTTGTGGGGCGTGGCATGACGGGAGTGAGGGCGAACCGGTCACCAGGCCCTCCCCTCGCTGGCGAACCGATGATGAAGCGGCCCTCCTGGCTCACGAGAAGCTGATCGGAGAGCTTCGGGATGAATTGAGTGCGGCACACAAGCGGATTGAGAACATCATCGAAGTGGCTGGCCATCTTCAGCCTTCGGACGTTCGGAATGCGGCCTTTTGGATTGTGTCGCCTCCGCATCTTGAAACGCCAAAACCCGAGGAGTGGGAGATTGAGGGTAGGATTTCCCAGCGGAACAGCGAGGTTGATCGAGTGGAGAAGGTAATCACCCTGTGCCTGGAGAAGCATTTTGGAGAGCTTCGGGACCGGGTGAGGGAGTTGGAAGCGGAGCGGGAAGTAAACCTGGTCCGGATTCAGGTGCTGGAGGATGATCGGAAGCTGCTGGTCTTGACGGGGTTTCACATGGAAGGAGCGGACATAGACGGATGAAACCGCGATTACTGGACCTGTTCTGCGGGGCTGGCGGCTGCTCGGTCGGCTACGCGCGTGCTGGTTTTGAAGTGGTTGGCGTGGACTTACACCAGATGCCGAACTACCCGTTTGAATTCCACCAGGGGGACGCCTTGGAATATCTGGCCTCCCACGGTTCAGAGTTCGACGCGATTCACGCGAGCCCACCGTGCCAAGGATTCACCCGTTACCGCCGGCGACCTGGGCACGTTAAGCCGCGAGAGAATTTAATCCCAGCGACTCGGGAGGCGCTCGAATCCACTGGCCTGCCGTGGGTGATTGAGAACGTCGAAGGATCTCCGCTCAAGGCGTCCATCATGCTTTGCGGGTCAATGTTCAGCCTCGACGTTCAGCGGCATCGACTATTTGAGTCGAACTGCATCCTGCAAATCCCGCGTGCCTGCAATCACAAAATGTGGGAGCCGAATCGGTTCCCAGGCGGGCGGTCAAACCTCCGCGGCCACGCTCGTCTGCCGTGCCGTGGGACCGTGGAAATAGGCCGATGGAACATTCCTCTGGCGACACAGAAGGCAGCGATGGGGATTGACTGGATGCCGCTTAAGGAGCTATCCCAAGCAATTCCCCCCGCTTATACCGAGTTCATCGGTCGGCAACTGAGATGACCCCCTTCTACGACCTCTACCCCAAAGACCCTGCGGAGAATCTGGAATGGCGATATGCCTGCCGGCAGCGGGCGATTACGGATCTGCGGTTTCGGAAGGCGCTTCACGACGCCTGCATGACGGACCTGCTGTTTTTCATGGGGTTCTGCTGTTGGTCTTATGAACCGCGGGCGAAGGTGAAGGTGAGGCCGTTCATCCCCTGGCCCCATCAGGAACCTGTGTTCCTGGCCATCGACAAGGCGATCGACGATTCGGGGGAAGAGAAGACCATCGACGTCATCGTGGATAAGAGCCGGGCTCAGGGGGGAACTTACGGGTATTTGTGGGTGGATTTGAGGAGATGGCTCAGGGACCCGATGTTCTCGGCCGGTTTCGTGACGCGGAACGAATCTTTGGTGGATTCCAAGACGGATTCGAGCACGGTTCTGTGGAAAGTGGCCTGGGCGATTGAAAAGCTCCCCTTCTGGCTGGTTCCGGAGGGTTGGGATCCTCAGAAGCATCGGAACCTGGGCCAGCACACGTTTCTGAACCCGTCCAACGGCGCGCTGCTTTCTGGGTATGCGGCAGGGCAGGACGTGGCAGCAGGTGGACGGGCGACTGTTTTCACGATCGACGAGGCCGGAGCTCGGGACTTCATTGCGGGGGGGAAGGATTACGCCGTGCAGGAATCGCTCCATGACGTGAGCAACTGCATCAGAATGGTGAGTGCAAGGTACGCCGATCAAGGCGTTTTTCACGACGCCTGTGAGAATCCGGACACTGCGAAGAACAGCGTTCATCTGGTTTTGGATTGGAAGGACAACCCGATTCACGGGAAGAATAGCTATGTGATCACCGATGAGAGGCCAGTGGCCCGGAAGGCTGATGATCAGGCCGCGGTCGATAAGTATCACCGGGAGAATCCCGATCTGAGGTCCCGGCTCGAGCGGAAGGGGTTCAAGTTTGAAGGCCGGATCCGGTCCCCGTGGTATGACATGCGGTGCCTCCGGCCGACGAGCACCCCGAGATTGATCGCTTCCCAGCTCGACAGGGATCCCCGCGGGGCCGTCGGGAAGGTGTTCACCACGGAACTCTTGGATAAGGCGAAGAAGGCTTGCCGAGCTCCCATCTGGCAGGGGACGCCCATATTCGACTCAGAAGATTTGGAATTGACTGGACTGCTTCCCCGGGCCGACGGAGCTTTGAAGCTCTGGTTCCGGCCCGGCGCTGACGACTCCCCTCCCCTTGGCCCGTTCACGGTGGGCTGTGACATGGCTTCGGGAAGCGACGGGGCTTACTCCTCGAATAGCGTCGCTTCGATTCTGGACGACCGAACTGGTGAGCAGGTCGGTGAGTACACGGTGAAGGGGATGCCGCTAATCAAGTTTGCTCGGGTGGTGGTGGGGCTGTGTCTGTGGCTGCGGAAGGCGCGTTTGGGGTGGGAGGATTCGGGGATGTCTGGTCCCTTTGCGAAGGAGATCATGGAGGTCATCTACTATGGGAACGTGTTCTACCGGGATGTTCCTGAGATCGGGATGAAGCGGAAGTCTCGGAAGGCCGGCTGGGGGAACCGGACGAACGAGGACAAGGCGAACCTGTTCGAGCAGATGGCCCTGGGGATGGAGACTGGGAAGCTGATTCTCAGGAGCGACGAGCTGATTAAGGAGTGCGGCGAGTACGAATGGGAGGACGGCAAGATCATTCACGCTCCCACGAAGAACCACGCGGCGAAGGAAGTGAATCACGGTGACAGGTGCATTGCGGCGGGAGTGGCCTGGCTGGTTTATTCCTCGGAAGCGGATGGCAGAGTTGACTTTGCGGAGGAAACAAGCGAAACTCCCGAATACGGAAGTTTTCTGTGGCGGGAGATGAGGGAGCTGAATAGGGTGGAGGAAGGGAGTCCTGAGTTCGGAATTCGTGACGTGATGAGCTTCTAAACACGACTTTCAAACCGACGAGGCACGTTAAAGAAAACGGCCCTAAATCTTAAAACCATTTCGGATGATCGACCTCCACAACGACGAGAGACGCGGACGCCTCATCAAGGCGATTAAGTCGTCGAACGAGGCCATCGAGAAGCATCGTCGCGTCCGAAACCTCATGATCAAGCATTACGCGGGTTCCTGGTATGACCAGACGACGCCGCAGGGTTCCGAGAAGATTCTGGTCAACCTGATCAACCAGACGGCTCGGATTTACGTCACGGCCCTGGCCGCGAACAACCCGCAAGTCCTGGTGAACACGTCCTCGGTCGAGAAGCTCCCCTTCGCCCGGCGCTTCGAGGTCAACCTGAACAAGCTGATTTCGGACATGTGCCTGGATCAGACGTTCCGGGACATCGTTCTGGATGCGTTCTTCTGCCTGGGCGTCGGCTGCGTGATGATGCGGGACACCGACACCCGCTTCCACGGGATTCTGGAGTCCGAAGAGGACGTCTGGCTGGACCCTGGTGAGCCGTGGCTGAACAGGGTTTCGCTCGACGACCTGATTCTGGACATGCCGAGCAAAGAGCGAACCAAGATGCGGTTCTGCGGGCACAGGTATCGGGCCGATTTCGAGAAGGTCATGGACGAACCGGGTTACGACAAGAAGGTCAAAGCCAAGCTTAAGCCGACCAAACGGGATTCTCTCGACGGCACCGGTTCGGCCAGAGACATCGGGGTTGATGATGCCGAAGACGACGACCTGAAGGACATGATCTGGCTTCAGGACGTTTGGATTGCCGAGAACAAGACGATCATCACGATGCCCGTCGAAGATGACTTGCCTCCGCTGATCGAACGGGAATGGACGGGTTCCCAGGCTGGGCCGTACAAGTTCCTCTCTCTGGGAGATGTGCCTGATCGGCTCATCCCCGCTGCGCCGGCGATCAATCTGTTCGGGATGCACCTTCAGCAGAATCGGCTGCACGTCCGGATGGAAGCGGATTCCAACGCCCACCGCGTCGTGAACGTGTACGCTCCCGCTGGCGCAGATGACGCTGAGAAGATTCGAGTCGCCAAGCGGAATTCCTGGGTTCGCTCGAACGACCCGAAGTCCATCAGCCAAGTCGAAGTCGGCGGCATCGACCAGCGGGACATGGCCGCGGCGGCGTTCATCCAGGAAGAGTACGACCGCTTCGCCGGGAATCTTCAAGCGATGGGTGGCCTCGGTCCCCAGGCTGCGACTCTGGGGCAGGAGGAACTGATTCACGGCCAGCTTTCCAAGAACGTCGCGGACATGCGGATGTCCACGGTCAACTTCGCCGCGGACTGCATCTTGGATCTCGGCAGACTGATGTGGGAGGACCAGACGCTTGAAATTCAGTCGTCAATTCCCGTTGGTAACAGTGGCATCCAGGTTGACTCAAGTTGGTCGCCAGAATCGCGCTTGGGCGAATTCGAGGACTACGATTTCCGGGTGGAACCCTACTCGATGGTGTTCAAAACACCCCAGCAGCACCTTCAGGAGATATTCCAGGTCCTTCACGAAATCGCCCCGCTCTGGCCGATGTTTCAGGCGTCGGGAGCCACGATTGACGCTCAAGCGCTTCTGGACGACATCGCGCGGCTGATGAACAAGCCGGAACTGAAACGCATCATCACCTTCGCCGCGCCAGCCATGATGCCCGGCGGAGAGCAGAATGGGGCCACGAAATCCCCGGTGACTTCCAGGGAAACCGTGCGCAAAAATGTAAGTACTGGAGGCACCCAAGCGAATCGCTCGGCGGAGATGGTCAAGACGCTCATGGGTGGCGGTTCGGGCGGGCAACTCAATAGGAAGCAGCCGGCATGAAACCAGTAGCGTACCTGCACATTCTCGACAACTCCGAGGGCGTCGAAGGGAATACTCCGGTTAAGAAGCTGACTTTTACCGAGGAAAGTCCGTTCGGAATCCCTGGCAAGGATCACTCCGCAGAGTTCAAAGTCCGAAGCATTCCTCTGTACTCGATCTATTCGCAGGAGGACCAACTCTCGGGAAATCTTCAGGCAATGGGCGGACTGGGACCGAAAACATGACGTACACCCTGAACGGCAAACCAGTCACCCGCGAAGAGTTCCTGAAAGGGGCCACTAACGACTTCCTGAAGGCCCCGGCGCTCGCTTCCAACACCTATTCCCAGCATGACCCGCTGAAGTCCGACGGCCTGGGCTGTATGAAATCTCAGGTAAATGAGTTACGCGCGGTCATAAGCAAGCATAATATTATGGGCGTTCAGGTGAAAAACGACGGCCAATTGGAGATCACCAGCCGCCGCGGCAGGAAAGAGTTGCTTGCAATTCGCGGCCTCGTCGATAATGATGGTTCCTACGGAGATTAACATGGCGCTCGCAGAACTGACCGAGACCAGCACCCGCGAAGAAATAAATGCCTACGTCGAGCAGGTCGTCGAGGAAGTCGCTGAGGACCGGGCCGGGACCGAGCCGGAACCCAAGAGCGATGCTCGAATCGCTGTCGAGCACGCCAACAACGAACACAAGCCTGAAAAGGCCAAAGAAATTCCTGCCGAGGGAAAATCCGGCAGTAAGCCCGCCAAGGCGGAAGCCAAGGCGGAGTCCGGTGATGAGGAGTCTGATTCCTGGATGGATGACGACTTGAAAGCCGAGGTTGCCGCGTATGGAATCGAGGAATCGGAACTAGCCGATTTCGCCAGCCGCGAGGAGCTTGAAAGGGCGATGCGTCTCTTCGACAAGAGCGCTCTGGTTGCAGGCAAAAAGGCATTAGCCGAAGCCGAGCAAGCAGAGACAGGCCGCAATGAAAAGGGCCAGTTCTTAAAGAAGGAAGCAGCGCCAGCCGCCAAGACCGAGGGGAAACCCGCAGTCGCGGACGGCAAGTATGAGATCAAGTTGAGTAAGGACGTCTACGATGAAGCCATCGTCGATGAAATTACAGGGATTCGTGACCACTACGATTCCCGTCTCGAACGCTTGGAAGCCCGCCTCTTGGAGGTGGACGCTCAGGCGCAGGAGACTGAATTTGACTCTGCGATTGACAAACTCGACATGCCCAAGCTGTTCGGAGTGACCGGCAAGGAAACGCCGGCCGAGCTGAAGAAGCGTGAAGAGGTTATGGCTCAGGCCATGGTTCTGAAGGCAGGCTACAAAACCTTCGGCAGAGATGTCGAAATGGGAACGCTAGTCAGCCGTGCAGCGCCAATGGTCTTCTCCTCGGAATTCGACAAACACAACCTCAAAAACCGTACCCGCAAGATTTCCAAGCAGAGCAACGGCAGGCAAGGGGGTGGGGCAACCCGTCCTCAAGATCCTCGGGAAGATCCCCGGGAAGAAGCCGACCGTCGCTACAAGGAACTTGCCGGGTCTCT